TCGAAGCACGGAGCTTACTAGCACCCTACGTCGATAATGGCGTGGCAGTGACCGATACGACGCGCATCGACCAGCGGATCGATGAAGCCCAACGCCGGCTGATCGACCACTACAATTTCCTCTCTCGTCGCGAGGAGAGTGCCCGCCCGCCGCTCGTGTGGCAGAAAGGAGGAACGACGGGTGTGCCGACCACGGGTAATCTCATCCTCGACAACCTCGACGCGACCAAGAACATGATCTTGGCGTTGTGGCGTGAGGAGAATAACCAGCTTGAACTGGCCACGGGGTTGGAAACTAGGGCGTATTCTTACATCGAGCGCAATATCACCAATGATGTCGAACGTGAGCGTCGGGCGGATTACGAGTCCCTGACAGTTGGCGGGCAGAACACCTTCGGCGGCATGGTCGGTCGTGTGGGGCTGGAGACCCTCATCCAATACCGGACGCCAGTGTCGCGCATCAAAAGCATCGTCAACCGCGCCTACCAGCAAGCTGTCGATCAGCACAATTTCGTCTCACGTCGGGAGAATCTCGAGCGCAACACAATCACCTTCAACGCCCTGACTCTCGACATTGATTCCTTTGACGCGCTTCTCCCCGACGAGGTCGTTCGGCTGTTAACTCTTTCGAACGTCATCACTGACAACGGTTCTGATGGTTTGGGTCTCAAGCAGCAATCTTTCGAACTCATCGAGCGCAACATCATGTCCACGGTTGAGCGGGCACGTCGCACCACGGCGGGGACGGAAGGGCGTCTCCATAACGAACTTCCTGGGGGACTGCAAATGGCGACGGGAAGGCTGACCGAATTTCTCTCCCAAGCTGCCACGGAAGCCGGAGCGCATTACGATTTCTTGGCTCGTCGGGAAGATTACTCCTCGGGCGTCAAACCCAATCCGTTCTCCTACGAAGTACTCAAGTCGTTGGTCGAATCCTATATCGCGACGGCCTCGGGGACGGTTGAAGTTTCCAATGCTGAGAAGCAGAAAGCGTTTTCCGTAATTGAGCGCGATCTGATGCAGAATGTCGAAGCCGCCCGGCGGGTGGCCGCGGGTGAGCCGGGGCGTCTGCACAATGAACTACCTGGCGGTTTGCAGATTGCCACGGCACGCCTGACGACCTACCTGTCCCAAGCAGCGACTGAGGCGGGGAGCCATTACGATTTCCTAGCGCGGCGAGAGGATTACTCGTCTGGGGTCAAGCCCGCCCCCTTCAACTATGAAGTGCTCAAGCCTTTGGTGGAATGCTATGTCGCCACGGCTGGGGGCGCTCTCGATGTGGCCACTGCCAAAAAGCAGGAAGCGTTTTCGATTATCGAGCGCAATCTGATGCAGAATGTCGAAGCCGCCCGGCGGGTGGCCGCGGGTGAGGAGGGCCGTCTGCACAATGAACTCCCTGAAGGCGTGCGCGTGGCGACGAGTCGTCTGACCCAATTTCTAAGCCAAGCTGCCACCGAGGCTGGCGCTCAGTGGGACTTTTTGGCCCGACGTGAGAATTATTCGAGTGGAACCAAACCAAATCCTTTTAGTTATGAAGTGCGTAAAAAATACGTGGAGTCCTATCTCGCATCCACAGGTGGTGCGGTCGAAGTCGCGTCGGCGCTCAAAGCCGAAGCCCAAGCGTTGATAGAACGTGATCTCATGGCCGAAGTGGAAGCAGCCCGACGGGCGGCGGCGGGCGATGAGGGTAAGCTGCACAACGAACTTCCCAACGGGGTCACGATCCCGACGGCGCGGTTGAGTACGTACCTATCCCAGGCTTCGACCGAGATCGGAGCGCAACAGGATTTCCTGCAAAGGCGCGAAGACTACAACGGTCCCGCACCGACGCCGACCTACGAGCAGAGGAAGTTTTTGGTCGAAAGTTATCTGGCCACCTCTATCGGCCAGCCAGACTTGGCAGTCGGGCTCAAACAACAAGGCTTGGCCCTAATCGAACGCGATGTACTGACGGCGATCGAAGCCGCCCGCCGCTCCACCCGAGAGGCGTTGCTGGCTTCGGCAAACGACACTTTCGGTTACCACTGGGGCCGTATTGGGTTGGAACTGCCTGAGGCTTATCGGCTATCCGACTCCACGATGCAGCGGATGGTCAATGTGGCCGAGGAGCAGCTAATGCTGGCCGGCAAGTGGGTTGGGACAGTGGCCGAATATACCCTTTCGGTTTCAGTGACGGGCGAGTTCTTCCTGCCGGTTGAAGTAGAAACGATTCTTTTCATGTCTTTCGATGGTGATCCGAGGCCGGTCCACGACCGACTGAACGAGTGGCTACGAGGCGGAACGGGCTACCGCGAGACCGATGTCGCTTGGCGGGAGGGAGCGGTGGACCGGGGCGAATCGATTGATCCGGACGACAACCTCCTCAAGCGGAAGTATTGGATCACGCTGCCTAACGTCGTTCCGGTGGTTCGTATCCTGGCCAAACGCCGCTTCGTTCCCCATACCGTCAACACCGACAAGATGTATCTTCGCAACTACCAAGCCATCTACGAGGCGACTAAGGGCATCCTGCTCGGCGGCGAGCAAATCACCCCGCACATCGAGAAGGCCAAGGAGATGCTGGCTTCGCAGATCGCTCAACAGAGCTTTTCCGGCAACCGCGGAGCCGCCCACACCCGTCGCGTTTTAACCTTTCGGTGATATAATAACTGTGCAAATGACCCCGACAGAACGTAAACCCGTGTCGCCGCTGGACGTGCTGGAGAAAGAAATGTTCCAGCACCCTCAAATTGATTGTCCGTTGGTTCATCGGTTTACCGATGGGATGTATATCCGCGAGATTTTTATGCCGGCCGGAGCCTTGGTTTCGACTGTCATGCACCGGACTAAGCACCCATTTGTTATTACGAAGGGACGAGTCTCTGTGTGGCATGACGGCGAAGTAGAGGAGCTCCAAGCTCCACATTTCGGGATTACTTTGCCGGGTACTCGCCGACTTATTCTAGTTCGAGAAGATACTGTATGGATCACTTTTCACGTTACCGATCTCACAGATCCGGACGAAATCGCCGAAACTATCTGTGACACCAAACCGAACCCCATTTTAGATGAGGCAGACTACATCAAGGCGATGTGGCGCAAAGACCAGCGTGGCGAATTGATGCGTCCTGAAGAATCTTTGAGCTTGGAGGCAGCATAATGTCACTCGGACTTTCAGCAACATCAGCGGCAATCCTCGGAGGCTCCGCGGTTCTAGCATCAGGCGTCGGGGCGGCTGGGGCTTCGGGTTTGTTTGGCGGCGGCAGTGGTAGCGGAAGCACGTCCGGCAACATGAAAGCTCAGATGGATCAGTACATCAAGGATACCCAAGCCGACGCAAATCTGATGGTGAAACAGGTCGGAAAAATAGCAAAAGACATGCAAACCCAAATAGCTAATTTGGGCTCTACTTATACTAACAACGCTACCGATCAAGAAAAGCAAGCGATTGAACGAATCAATCGGGCAAACGAAATTTTACTTAATCAGGCTGGGAATATTTCTGACTCGTTTTCTGCGGACATCAATCAAGCAATTTCTGATTTGGTCTTCGGAACCGAAGTCCTAAATCTAGCCTCTCGCTCCGACACTGTGGCGCAGCTTGACCAGTTCAAGACGGAAGTCAGTCAACTTGATGCAACTCTTCGTGCGGACAGCAGTGCGGCGCTGAATAAATTCGATGAAGGCACGGGCAAATCTATCGAAGAATATCAGTCCGGCACCAAGAGCCTGGGCGATCTATTTCTGGAGCAAAGTGGGGCAGCGCAAAATGAATACCGTGCGACGATGGATACGGCGGCTTCACTCGACCCAGCACGGCTTAACCAATTCGGGGAGGCAGCGGATCGCCTTTCAGTGCTCGCGGCTCAGACCCAAATGAAGATCCTCGACATGGCCGATCCTCGCGGCCGTGAACTTTCCGCAATCGCCGACGAGAACGCTGCCGCTCTGATGACTGGCCGCATCTCAGCGGACGTGCAAGCTAATCTTGCCCGCTCTGGGGCGATGCGTGCCTTGCAGGGAGGGTTTGGCGGAGAATCCCAAATGGGGAGAAATCTCCAAGCCCGTGATCTCGGTTTGACTTCACTCGACCTGATGGATCAAGGGACTAAGCTGTACGACAATCAACGTCGTCTCAATATCGACCAACTCGCGGGGACGCGAGTGGATGCGACGGGGCTGATGCGCGACAACCAAGACATCCTAGCAAAGCGGGCATCGACATTACTAGATGCGGGGATCCAGACGGCTGAAAGCAACAGGAACCAAAGGATGGGGGCTTTCGGAGATGTTTTCCGGACTAGGAATACGGCTGCGGCCGGTCGCCTAGAACAGGAAACGGGAATTGCCCAGAACATCTACACGGGCAATCTTCAATCTGCCGGTAGACGCCTTGATCTTAACGTAGGGAACCTGAATGACATCTACTCCAACCGCTACGATACCGTTGGGAAAATGTTCAACGCCCAAACAGGCACTGCCGAACAACTCTTCAAAACAGGCATTGGTTTAACCAGTGATGTCTACGGAACGGCAGTGGGGGCTTCGTCGGACTTTTACCGCACAAATGTGAACGTAGCTGGTAATATTTTTGATCGCAGTGCTGCCGCGTCAACCAATGCTTCGCAGCTAAGAAGCCAAGCACAGCGAGATAAGCTCGACGTACTGGCCCGAGCACGCGGAGCCGCTGCGGGTACAATGGCGACAGCCGCGCAGCAGGACATGCTTAATCAGCAGCAAGTGACCGCATCAAACAACGCAATGTGGGGTGCTATGGCCAATACTGGAGCTTCGCTGGCGGGAAATATCTTTGGCAGCGCAGATTTCTCCGGTGCTTTCGGTAAAACAAACAGCCCAGCAACTTCCTTCTCAGGGGCGAAAGGGTGGAGTCCTTCATCCGGCACGTCTTGGTTCAACTATTCAAAATAAAGTGGCATCATTCATCTCAACTGTAAGACCAATCGACACTGCGCCCCCCTGGAACTGGAACCCAGCGGCGACTTTTCAGACTTCCTTCACTTTGGCTCAAGAGAATAAAAGAGCGCAGGAAAAAGCCGCGGTGGAGATGGAGCTTGAGCAAATATTACTGCCCGTAAAACAAAAGACGGCGGCTCTTGCTCTGGATAAGCTGCAATATGAAGTCGAGCGTCAATCCCTACGCCTTGATATGGACAGGACCGCGTATAAAGATGCTTCACGCGAGCTTAATGGGGGACTTAGTGGTGGTAGTGACGCTGCTGAAGATGATTTCCAAGCGATACCCTACCAAGGCGCAGATGCGGGTGGGCCGACTTCTCCAAGTGCGGGAAATCAGATAGCTGCGGCGACTGGCGATGAGGAGAAACGGATCGCCATGAATACCTCTGGCTATCCCCCCTACCCAAATAGCCCAGAAAATGCCGATGAGTCTGGCTACAATTTCTCACTGGCTGGAACGCCGTTTGAGAGGGGGCCGACTAATCCACTTTACAATCTACCCACCGATGATCTCGGTGAGCGTATTGCGATGGGAGACGCTTCTTCGATGGGGGCCGGTGCTCCTACCGCCACCGCTAAAGTAGCGGACACTGCACCAGTAGATCTCGCGCTGAGTCGCGACTTGCCACTTGGCGAAGATGGAAGACCGCCCAACATGCTGGGGGCTCAGAACCCCTTGGAGAAGTTCGCAGACCAAACGCCTGACCCCGCTCCCGCAACGGAGAAAGCCCAGCCGCAAGGCTCCGGGGATCCGTTCTATGACTGGTCGACGCAAACGCTCGGCCCGTGGGTCAGTAAATACAATGAGCGCAAAGCTGCTCTCAGCGATAATCTTGCGAAGGGTAGAATCAAAGCCCCTGCTTTTTACTCGGGGCGCGATCAACTGAAGCAGAAGGCCGATACTATGGTGGCGAGTGCTTTGCTGAAGCTCGATGCCGATCAGGCTTCGCAGTATAAAGTGCTCCTGCAATCTGAAGT